GTGAAAACTGTTCGAGCCTACGACGGCGACGGGCATGGGATGCCCCACGACGAGCTGGTCGACGAACTTGGTAGCCATGGTATCGAAGAGAACACCGCCGAAGCGAAGATCGACAAAGTCCTGCATGAGCGTGGAGACATCTACGAGCCAATGAGCGGTCACTATCGCGCGTCCTAAGCGATTTTTCTGACACTTCCCCAGCCTCTCAGTCCGGATAGTGTAACGGTTTTCCTTCCGATGTAACGCACCACCGTTACGGGGAGATGCACCTCCTGTCTTGCGGTTTCTCTGGTCATGTAACGATGTAACGGTGAGTCTGATATCTTTCGCGCACGAGTCACGCGCACACGCACCCGCGCACACACGGACCCGAAGTGGGCTTGAGACCGTTACATCGTTACGCGGACCGCCTCATTATCCGACGACTCAACGCACGCGCGACCCCCGACACGTTGTTAACCGGTTAACCACGGCCCCGGTGGCAAACTTTATGCCTCGGGCGCGCGTACGTGTGAACAACTCCCCGACAGTCACGGCACCAGCCCGCGAGGGCCGGTCGCGGTCGCCGCCCGCGATCGCCACGACGACCCCGAGAGTGGGATGAGGTCGGGAGACGCTTTTCGTTATGACCACAGGCATCTACGAGTCGGACGTGTTGGGCGCACCAGACGTCTGCAGCAACTGCTTCGCGCTCATCAAACTCGAGCGCATCGACCAGGCGAAGGCGCGCCAGCCGGTTTCGGCATCCGAGCGCGAGCTGGCCTCGACCTACGAGCGCAACGAGAACACGACCGAGGTCGGTTACGGGCCCGGAGAGGAGCCGGCTCACTCGGCCGGTGTCTTCTGCGAGTGCGGCGTCGAGTCGGCCCGCGAGAGGCTCTGGGACGGTGACGGAGTCGACCGTAACCGCTTCAAAGAACTTCTGAAGAACCTTGTCCGGACGCTCGACAACAAGGGCGTCTCGTTGAAGAAAGACGAGGCAGCTGCCTACGCGCTGGCTGGCTACGACCAGGACGGCGTCGGCATTGACGAAGCGCTCGCGACGGCAGTCGACGCGGGCGTGGTCGCCAACATCAACGCATGACAGACACAGATCTTTCTGACGCCCCACGCCTCCGTGAGTTGCTAACTCTCCTGCCTGCCTCAACACAGGAGATCGCGGAGTCGATGGACGTCGCTACGACGACCGTCGAAAGCTATCGGAACCGCCTCCAAGACGCCCACGACGTCGGGCTCGAGTACGACCGCGAGGCAAACAAGTGGTATCTGGCCGATGAGCAGGCGGCCAAGCTGCGGCGCATCTCGACGAAACACAAGCAGTCGAAGACGCGCGAGGCGAACGAACTCATCGAGGCCGAGGAGTCAGTACTGCTGCGCCGCCTGAATCACAACGAGCCGCTGTCGGCCCCGCCGCGGTCCGAGCCTAGCCACGAGACCTTTTGCGCGGTGCTAGGCGACCTCCACTTCGGCGACCTCGTCGAAGCGGACGACGGCACGGTTCTCTACGACACGGCGACAGCGCGCGATGCGGTCCGGACGTACGCTGAGCAGTGCCTCAAGATCGCCGAGATGCAGTCGGAGCTTGTTGACTTCGACGACTGCTATCTGTTTCTGCTCGGAGACGTCGCGACGGGCATGGCAGTGTACGAGGGGCAGCATCATGACATCGAGAGCCATCTTGCCGACCAGGTCTCCGCCGGCGTCGACGCGCTTCACGAGCTCGTCGTGACACTGGCCGATCGCTTCAAGACAGTCCAGGTCCGCGCCGTCCTCGGCAACCACGGGACAGACCGAGCGGCGGCCTCTCGCGGCGCGAACACGGACCTCATCGTCTACCGCTGGCTAGACGACGCACTCCGGCGAGACGATGTCAACAACGTCGACATCGAGATCGCTGAGGCCACACATCATCTAAATACGCAGGTACGTGACTGGCGGTTCCACGTCCGGCACGGACAGGATGGCCAGCGCCACGTCGATAAGACAGCGGCCTCCGGTCGCGACTGGCGCGGCTGGCTCGAGGCGCACGACTTCGACGTCGCGCTGCGCGGCCACTGGCACGACCCGTCGGTCGACTACGTGCTCAATCGCTATCCCGTGCTCACCGCGCCCAGCCCGAAGCCTGGCGCCGAGTTTATCGAGCGCATGGGTCATCCGGACGTCAGCCGTCGGAAGCATCTCGGCTGGGCGTTCGGCACGAGCGACGACCGGCGGACGACCTTCGAATACTTGATCGACGATCAGTGATTTCCATGACTACCGAACTTGCGCTTTCACGACTGCGCCAGGCCGACGCGAACGCTCACGGACTGGTCCTTGAGACGGAGACCGCGTGGCTACCACGGACTATCTGGGGGTCGGGCAGATGACTGACGACTTGGTCTCTGCAGCCGAGGACGTCGTCGTTGAGATGGCTGACCAGCGCACGTACTGCCGCGCCCGGGACATCCGGCAGCGACTAGACGACTGCTCGCAGGCCGAGCTGCCGCACGTCATATCGGCGCTTCGAGACCGCGGACTCATCGAGAAGTGGAATACTGGAACAACTGGTGCGACGTGGCTGATAACCGAGACGAATGGATCATGAGCCACGCACAACCTCCCGACCGGCCGTGGTACTGCACGGATGGAATGGTCGACGACTGGGTCACGGTCGAGCGGCGCGGTGGGGATCTTAAAATGCTCAAAGCGCTGAAAATCATCCGCGCCATCATCGTCAACATCGGTGTGAGTGTGATCGCGCTGTTCGCGCTGACGTCAGGCGGTGATCCGACAATCATCCCGGTGCTCGCGCTTGTCATACTCGGAGCGTACAACGGAGTCGAGTACTCCGATTACCAGGCGCTTGTCCAAGCCATCGCCGAGGTACAGGCCTCCGAGACAGAGACTGACACAGAGAATGATAATGCCCGGTAACAAGCTTGATGCCTCCGACGTCGACCAGCGGAAGTACTACCAGTGTGACCACTGCGACGCGGTCCGCGCGACTGAGGAGGGGCTTGAAAATCACTACCAGCTCAAACACTCGGCCGAGGTGGGCGACAAGTGACCCGCCGTTGCGATCGGCTGCCGGTTCTGGAACCGCTTTCGCACTCCTCGGCTAATCGTGATTAGTTTTAGTGCGGGCCGTTCGGTGCCGCCAACAGCCCCATGCGGTGTCGATATCCGCTTGAGCCGGTCGGTTTTCCACGGGGCTTTCTCGACCGGCGAGGAGACGCGGCCCAACAGTCGTTTTTGATACTTGACAAAGACCATGACCGAAGACATCTGCGGCTACGAGGGAACCCACGACGGCTCCCCATGCCAGAACACGGCTACTGGCGAGAACGGCCGTTGTTACATACCGACCCACAACGCCGCGGCCGATGGCGGCGACCCCGACGACGTCGAAAACCCGCAGGGCCCGCCGTCGAAGTTTGACGATGTCCGCGAGGACGTGCTTGAGGCAGCTGCGAAGCCGATTGGTAAAGAGCAGGTCGCTCACTTGGCAGGAATCCACAAGAGCACACTGTACGAGTGGCTCGATGAAGATGGCGAGCGGTACAAGCCCGAATTTGCGCTTGAGTTCAAGGAGGCCCGCGCTGAGGCGGAACTCAAACTCAACAGCGAGGGTTTGTACGATGAGGACACAGACACGACGATGGTCAAGTGGCTGAGCGCGGTCGTGTTTGACAACACGAAGACAGAGAAACGGGAGCTTGACGCCAGCCACGAGCACAGTGGTGAAGGTGGTGGCCGGATAGAGGTGACGTTTCACGAAGAAGTAGTCGAGACGCCGCACTCCACGGAGGACTGACTGATGAGCACCGGCACCATCTCAGTCGACTGGAAGTGGACCGATTACCAGGCCGAGGTTCGTGATGCCCTCGAGGCTGGCGAGCACGACCTCGTCGTTTTCCGGACCGGCTACGGTGGCGGCAAGTCCATCACTGGGGCGCAGTGGATTCACCGCGGCGCTCTCCAGCTCGACCACGGCGAGAGCCTCATCATGGGGCAGGACTTCCAGAAGGCGGAGGGGACGACCTTCAAGGTCTTTTGGGAGACGCTTCCGGGCGAGGACACAGTCCCCGACGATGCGGACGGCGACCCTGAGAACAGCCCCATCATCGCTGGCTACAACCAGAACAAGAATCGGGTCACGTACATCACTGGTCACAAGGTCCGACTCGGAAGCGCGGACAAGTGGAACCGGTACGCCGGCGGGGAGTTCCACCGGATCTGGTGTGACGAGGTCGGCCACTACGACAACACCGACCTGTACAAGCTCCACGAGATGCTCGTCACGCGCCAGCGGACGGATGCCGGGCCGAACACAACGCTCTGGACGTCGACGGGTAACGGCTACAATCAGTTCTACGATGTCACCGAGCGCCAGGTCGACCGGAACGATGAGCCGCTCCCGTGGGCGGACAGCATGAAGGTCATCGTCGCCTCGACGGAGCACAACACACTCCTCCCCGAGGACGGCCTGGAGAAGATTAAGAACCAGTTCCAGGGCACCGCTCGCGAAGAGCAGGGGCTCCACGGTGGGTTCGCTGCTGCCGAGGGGTTGGTCTACGATGACTTTTCACGCAAGACGCACGTTCGGCCAGCAGTCGATGTCGCCGACGAGATTGTCGAGGGCCACGCGTTATACGGGTACGACGCTGGCTGGGACGATCCCCGTGTGGTGCTGGAGATTCGCCGCACGCACGCCGACCAGTACGTCGTCTGGGACCTCTTCTACGAGTCGGAATCGCGGCTGGTCGAAGTGGTCGATCCCGACGACGTCCTCGAGGACCCGGCGTGGATGGACGGGCGGACGGAGGGCTACGTCTACTCCGAGCACGAACCGGCGCACATCGAGCAGTTTCGGCAGGCTGGCTGGCCTGCAGTCAAGGCCGAGAAGAGTCTCGACGGTGGTATCGACCACGTCCGGGACCGGCTGGCGACCGACAACGAGGGGCGGCCGGGCCTCCTCGTGACCGAGCGGTGCGGCGAACTCATCCAAGAGTTTCTTTCGTACAAGGAGGAGCACGTCGGGAAGGCGGCCGCGACCGACCACGCGCTTGACGCGCTCCGGTACGCACTGTTCACGCACACGCCTGGAGCTGGACAGTCGGGCGATGATGACGACAGCGGAGTGAGTTATCTATGAGTGAATCTGACGACACAACGACCACGATCCACGTCGACGGTATCGGCGGAGATACGACTCTCTCAAAGGCCCAGACCAGCACGCAGCTGGCCGACCGCCGCATCCGTTCACACGGGACTGGTGTCAAGCCCCCCTACAATCCGGATCGGTTGGCGAGCTTTTTCGAGCTGAACGAAACGCTCGCGACGGGCATCCGGAAGAAGTCCCGCTACGAAGTGGGTCTCGGGTTCGATATCGTCCCACATCCGTACACAGATGCTGACGAAGCTGATGAGGAAGAGCGTGAGATCATCCGCAACTTCTGGCGCGGACCCAACAGCACGTGGCAGACGTCCGCCGACCGGTCGGCCGAACCGGCCACGCCGGAGGAAGTCAAAGAGCTCGCCCGGCAGGACTACCACCTCGTCGGCTGGCTCGCGCTCGAAGTACTCACCAACGCAGAGGGGATGCCGGTCGGCCTCGCTCACGTCCCCGCAAACACGATTCGCGTCCGGCGTCCACAGGAGGCAATCAACCACGACCAGGCGCAGCATCCCGAGGAGGGCCGCTTTGTCAACGGGGACGTCGCCGAGTTCGCGAGCCGGGGGTACGTTCAGAAGCGAAACGGTCGTCGACGCTACTTCGGCGAGTTCGGTGATCGCTATCGCGGCCTTGAGCCACGGTACGTTGACAGCGCGGACGGCCAGACTCGGGTGACCTACGTCGACGCAGATGACAGCACCGACGACAAGGAGCCCGTGTTCGTCGACCGCGAGACGGGCGACGTCGCTGTCGGCAGTGCCGACTCGCTCGACAACGCGCCGGCG